CCAGTACGGCGACGTGCACGGACAGTTTTCTTTTTAGTGCGCTTTGGTAATGCCATAATATTTGCTCCTCAACAAACTATATAAGTAAGCCTTTTACAGTCGTGCTTAGGACCCGTATTCCTATCTACTGAGGGCGAATAGACCACTCCCACCTGCGTCTTAATTTTAAAGTCGTTTACAGGCTTAACCACGTTTATACTCGTTCGACTATTCTTCATTCTAGATATATTCTACCACAGTTCTCCGAAAAAGTAAACCATTAATTTCGTCTCATTTGTGCGTATATTTTTGGATCACTTCCTCGACCGACCGGGACTGTGTTAGATTTGTGCATTGTGGCGAGACCGGTGATGTAGTCACCTGAGTATTCCTGAGCTTTACGCTTTCCGGCGATGGCTGTAACACGGTCCGACGTCGGGATTGCTGAACGGTTTTCTGAATAGTCCGGAATACTCGTGCCACTTGATTTCTCCTTGGTCTTAAGTTGATCAGGGTGTACACCCATTTTACGCAGCCAAGCATCGTGTTCGGCCTGAGCTTTTTGCCAGCCTGGAGTGCGCTTAGTCTTGCGTTTGCGAGTTGATGTGGTAGTCATACCACGAACAAGATGCATAGTCATTAGTTCCAACCTTCTTCAGACTCATAAGAAGTTTGATCGGCCAAGCGATCGCCATAATGCTCAGCAAGATACTTGGCACCATCAGTATACTGATTATGATTTTCATCCATCTTATCGATAAGATCATCGAACTTTTTACGTTCTGGCTTGTCAATCTCATCGACGTATTTGCGAACACGAGCTGCACTAGCAGCTAGCCTTGCACGACGTGCTTTGATCTTAGCAAATCTTTCAGCAGTCTCGCGAATAACAGCCATACGTTCTTCGTATGTAGAATTTTTAGTGATAACAACATTAGACATAATGAACTCCTCTTTTCATTTTATAGATATATTCTACCATAGAAAAGCGCATTTGTAAACAAAAAAATGCAATGTTTTTTTATTTGAAATCAACTACTTACGTTTTTTTTATTCGGAGTAAATTTTGTAGAGATAGTTTTCAAACTGCTCTACCTTTTCAATCCTGTTTGGCCAAAGGATGTATTCTTTTTCTGGATTTGCTTTAAGATTATTGAGAAGAGGAGTAATAGCATTATACAATTTATCAAGTTTATCCTGAGTGACGGTTGCAGTAACTTCTACATCACCGACTGCCTTTTGAGCATCTTGCACTGCTTGAAGTTCATCTTCATCAACTACTGTAAAGCCAAAATCAAAAATATCATCAGACATCAGCCCAGCTCCTTCTTTTATATGCATATAAGTTGAACATCCACCACGCAACAAAAAGCCAAAACACATCCATGTGAATAATGGATTGAGACATCACCCAAGCAAATGGTGAGATAACGAGATAATCACCGATTGTCAATTCTTTTTCCATTCTACTATTTATAAAGGTGGAGCGGGTACGGGGAGTCGAACCCCGATCCTCAGCTTGGAAGGCTGCAGTAATAGCCATTATACTATACCCGCATGGAGCTGGAGAGAGGAATCGAACCCCCAACCTACTGAGCACAAATCAGTTGCTCTCCCAGTTGAGCTACTCCAGCGTTTTGGGGCGCCCTATATCCACCGAATCCTTAGAGGACATTTGATATATCGCTCTGTACCGACGCCCAGCACAGAGATAGCTATCGATCTAACGCGGGTTAATTCCCGGTCAGATATGTCGACCCTACGTAGCATAATCGGACATATCCTAGCGCCCAAAGCGGACGCTTTAAAGACGGACTAACCGTTGGTCCGTGCGTGTCTATTGAGCGACAAACCTTTCTTATTAAGCAGAGCCGAGATATACGGTGTCGGTTGCAAATAGGAATTAACGTTTATTACGTTTCTTCCTTCTCATCTTCGCATAGAGACTTATAGTTCTTTTGAAGACGATATCCTTAATGCTTTTTCTTCTCTTTCGAGCTACTGTACTTTTATATATACGTTCTACTCTACTCATTGCTCCCTCTTTATAATTTGGTACGGACACCCGGACTCGAACCGGGACGACCGAAGTCTCAAGATTTTAAGTCTTGTGTGTCTACCAATTCCACCATGCCCGCATTTGGCGGTCACTGAAGGATTCGAACCCTCGACCTACTGCTTAGAAGGCAGTTGCTCTATCCAGCTGAGCTAAGTGACCGATTCATTTTACGCAGCAGACTCATCGCAGTCTGATACCAAAACTTTTTAAAATCTGGATCTTGTGCACTTTCTGCTGTACGAAAACAATTGTCTATACGACGTTCATATAATTGAAATTCTTCGCTTGTCATTTAATCATCTCCATAACATGGCTGTGTAGAACACTAAGTAATTCCCAATCATTGTATGCAAGAAGAGCGATAGTGACGATACCTATAACAATTTTAAACATTAACCCCAATCCTTATAGTCACCGTGTTCTTCGTTCTCATCATATCCTGCATGATACTCTTTGATCTGTTCTTCGGTCAGATCATAGACTTTATCGATACACTGATTGCCTAAGTCATTTATACCATTTACGTGGTAGTGTGGATTGCGAGGACGACGGTAATAGCTATCCATACCGCCACGAATGAAAGGAGATCCTGAACCTGCGTATTCCATTATGCACACATCCTTTCGATATGAGCCTCGATCTTCTCGTCAGTCCATTTATGAAACTCAAGAGAACGAGCATATGATTTACTCGCACGATCAGCAGTGATATAGTACGCATCTTCGATGAGCTCGATGCGGCGGAACTCACGAAGAGTGCCAGATGGAACACGCTCGCTCCAGTACTCGATATCGGTAGGGTCGACCATCTTGCCCATCCAACAGCCAGGCTGCTTAGAGAACTCGTCAGCCTCAGCGCGCTGATCGTTGATGTAATCGCGAAGATCTTTTTCCATAATGTAAGTCATGATTTGCTCCTCTTTTTTAATCATGTATATATTATACTATAATTTCTCGAGAAAGTAAACCAAAAAATGCATTAAAACGCATTTTTTTCTGCCGGGTTATCAGGAAAATCAAATACTTCCTTGAGATCCTGATAGCCTCCAATGTGGTTACCATTTGAACTAAAGATCTGTGGCACTGTTTTCCACTGATTTTCTTTAAAGAGTTTCATTGCTTCTTCATTACCCGGCACTTTAATTTCTTTATATGCAAGTCTGTGTTTATCCAGCAGCTCCATTGCTGCATCGCAGAAAATACAACCGGCTTTTGAATAGACAGTGTACATCATTTAGCAAACCTCAGCGTATATGTACGACCTTCATGAGTAAACGTGATAGTGGAATGAGAGTAGATAACTCTCTGCTCTTCCTCGTACCGAGTCTCCGTGCGACACTGCGGTCCTTTATTTCTTTCGGTGTTTAATACACCACCAAGAAATGCTCCAAGCGCTCCACCATTCTCTTCACCTGGAATGTTGTTGCCAATAGCTCCGCCGACAATAGCACCTTCGAGGAAGTTCTGCACTTCAGACTTATTATTACCATTTGTGCAAACTTCGACTGTATATGGGTTTTGCACAACCACAGTCTTAAAGTGGTCTTGTACTACTTCGGCAAAAGCCGGACTACATATGGCCAGCGATATTAACGCTGACGAAAGGATCGTCTTCATCTTTTCTATTCTCCTCTACTTCTGTTTCAAGAGCTTCTCTTAGCTCTGCAATTCTACGATAAGCTTGTTGCAATTGTTCTTGCAATTCATGGACATTTTGCTTAAGCAGTTCAATATGCTCACCTTGAGACACTACCATATCTCGATAATACTCAGCCTCTTTGTCGGTTTGATCTACCGGCTTATTCAAAGGGACCCCGAACGAATATTCCATGCTTCTAACATTACCTCCTGTAAGCGATAAGCTTCTTCTTCCCAAGGATGTTCTATGTCATAAACCAAGTTAAGATATTCTTCGCCTTTCCATTTCTTTGCGAAGTAACTTACATCTTTTAATTCATTGCGAACACCCTGTTTAACATGAACCATTTCATGAAAAACACATGTTAGTAGATCATCACCTTTGAGTCTACTATCAATCTCAACCTCAAAAATTCGATCATTTGTCTCAAGGCAATAACCTTGAGCATCTTTAATTTTTTTGATTTCAATATCGACAAAGCAATTACGAATGCGTGGCATAAGATAATTCCATGCGAACTCTGCTGCACGATAAACCTTCTGCCTTTGCTTTGCTCTACCGCCGGTCACTAGGATCATCGAAGCCAGCCTCTACTTGTTTGATATGCTTACATTTGCGATAAGCAATACAGTTACACTCAAAACCTGAGTCAAGCATTTCTACTGTATATTTATCACCTTTACTACCAATTACTGGCCATTTTACTCCAACGGCCCAGTGTCCTTTGGTATTAACAATTTCAGATAAATGTGTCATGCATATTCACCTAGATCACGAGCGACCTGGTGAGATGCGTCTTCCATAACAGTCATAAGAGATGAAAGATGCCTGCGCTCGTCACTTGTAAGACGCGCGATCTCGTCAAAGATGTTTTCAGTTGAACCATCCTTAGCGATATTTTTAAGAACTGATTCTAAAACCTGATAACGATACTGCATAATGAACTCCTCTTTTCATTTAATAGATATATTATACTATAGAAAAAGAGGTTTGTACACCATAAAATGCTATTTTTTTGAATAAGTTTTAATTTCTACGTTATCACCGTGCTGTGGCTTTAAGCCATTATGAAAATGATGCAGAGTAAATTTTACATCTTTAAACTCATTCCAAATGCCAGTCCAGACCGGTCTCCAATTATTAGCTAATCGATTGTTATTCATGTTCTCACGATCAGAATGCATGAATAGATCTGATGAACTGCGAAGATTGAAATCAAAGATAGCATCAAATCCATACATATGAATTTCATCTGGCTTAAACTTATTAGCCGCATAATGTACAGCAAAGTGGCCACAGCTTAAGTCTGTGTAATTAGGACAGTATTTTGGCAGAACATCATAGAACTCTTTGATCTGTTGAGCATGCCTTATTTTAACATGCGTATTCTTATCAAGGAAGATTTTTGGACGCATTCCAAGAATCCACTGACCTGGAACTGTAACTTCTCCACGAGAAATTGCTCTCATCATCTTAAAGTCTACGATAGTAGTAGCATATACATTTTCAATTTCAAAAGGAGGCAGATTGCAAGTTAGCTTTAATCCTTTTCGTGGTTCTGCATTATAGAAAGAAGCTGAATCACCGTTACCAATTATATGAACAACTCTCTTACTCATTCAACATACTCCTAATACGATCTTTACCTTTTGCACCGGTCCAATGAATAATTTTTTTCTTTCCATCATATCCATCATGATCAAGTTGTAATCTTAATACGTTGTACTCATTTGGCAGGTCTTTGATATAAGTTAGCTTTGTAATTTGATTCAGCATTCCGTGTAAAACTTCTTGATCTCCGACAGTAGGATTATCATGTACTTGCTGACACCATTGGTGAAGAATAATAGGTTTATCTATAAATCCAACAACTCCAGAATTATGCCATGTTTCGCCGCGCCTGTTTGACCAAGGCTTATCTTCGACCATTGCGAGCTTATTTGGTTCAAGCATGTCGAATAGATCTTCAATATTGTCAGTAATCTGGCAGTCAGTATCGATCCAAATTGTTTTGACAGACGGAGAGTGCAGCATAGATCTTGGTTTCTTAAACCACCCTTGCTCTTTTGTCTTTGACATGTCAATAACAGCATGGACATTTTCTCTTACAATTTTTAGTGTAAGTTCGGAAACACCAAAATCCGCAAAGATAAGAGGAGCAGTATTATGCTTCTTATAATTCTTAATGAACCACGGAAGCATCCAAGCATGTCCTTCATCGCATCCGGTCAGGAATGCGCGATCATACTTCTTCGATTCCATAAGTTTCTCCATAACGATGCTTTGCTTGAATGCCATTCATATTTTGAATTGTACTAAAATCATCCATTGCGGTGCAGACCCATGGATAATATTCCTGTAACCAAGGGAAAAAATCTAGACTTAAGAATAAGTCTGCTGGTCTTGGCATAGTTTTTGCTTGTTCGATTAGCTCGACTGCACCTTGAGGTTTAACAATGTAACCATGAGCACCACCAAAATATCTCTTTTGAGTAAGAGGATTAACACCAATAATAGACGGTGTATTAAACTTTCCATAAGAAGGTTTTGAGAATGTCATTACTTTATCAAATGGGACATCTGTAGGTACCTTATCGTGCACTACAGCGTCATGTTCGAAGATAACAACTGGCTCATTATATTCAATAGAACGTTCCCATAGACTCATATGAGAACAGAAAGCTGCTGCACAATTTTGAGTACGCGAATAAATCTCATCAAATGGTGTAGTGGGAATTCCTTTATCAATTAGCTTTTCTATTGGAAAATCTTTTGGAGTTGTGGCTTTCCACATATCCACTTCTAATCCATTTTTAGCTGCAGACTTAATACATCGCTTTGCAGCCTGAACAGACTTTTCATTGTTTAATATTGTAATCACATATGCTAACATAATTAAAACGAAGTCGTTGATCTCGTCCCTTGTACTCTTGTGTAAAATTTCTTAGTGCATCCAATATTTGATATTAATTGTCTACACATTAATGCGTCGTTTGGCCATAGCCCATATTCTTTTACCAGTTCAAGCATCTTCTTTGCTCCATCTGGTTTAATTATATATGCCGAGTTTCCGGGTAACCCTTGAGGCACAGATAACTCATCGATATATGGCACAGTTACAACGCCTTGTGTATCTGAAGTAGATTTAAGAATAGCTTCTTTATATTCACGTGCTTTTCTAGTCGCGTATAGAGGATCATTGATACTTATGATTAATTTTTTGCTTTTCTCGATAACATTATAATCTAATTTAGCAGTAAATATTGCATCATGTTCCATAACTAGATATGGAGTCGCACCGTGTGCACACGCAGACCATAGATGGTAGTGGCTTAAAGCACATGCAACTCGCGCCATTCTATTTGCTGTAGGATATGCCTTCTTTCTTAGTCCAGTCGCAAAATCAAGAACCTCACCTTCCCATGGATAATTCCATGAAAGCTTTTCACGTTTAAGCATATCATCTACTCGATCAGGAGTAATAGCTTCAAATCGAATTACTTTAAAATCATTCTTAACAGAAACACTAGAATTGATACAATTCGTAGCGGCTGCCTGAGATTCTTTATGTTTTGGTATTGCTATTACGTATGCTTTCATTTCTTCAACTTATTCTTATGTGGAAATTTCGCCGGCGGTGTTTTGTCAGATCCTAAGAATTTATAAAGTTTTTCTGGTGAGTCTCCACCCAGAATATCGAGTACTAGAAAATCATTAGGTCGTCTTTGAAAATATTCTCTCACATCTTTATCATGCTCATCATATGCTTTCGAATAAGTATTATAATCAAAAAACGGCTCTTTGTAAACATTTATTCTCGTTTGTACTTGACGAGACGATTGATTCCAAGTTCTTTTTCTTTCAAGATATGGTTCCATAGAAGTAAGCCATTCGGCTTTATTTCGAATTGTGTAGATGAACTTTGAATTGGGAAATGTTCTATCGAGTTCTTTATACATTGGAATTACTGGAATATCAGAAGCTCCGTCATTATTCATACTCATCATCTCTTCGTAAGTCGGATAGTGAATATGACGATATCCCATCTCATTCAATATATGAGATAAAGTAGTCGTACCAGTTCGAGATAATCCTAAGCACCAGATTTTAGCTTTCATATATCATAGTCCCATTCTTCTCGTGGAAGATTCACGATCTTCCAAAGTTGCTCACCGTCTAGATTATCAGCTCCTGGAAATTGGCAATGTACAAAGTTCGATTCGGGTGTTCTCCAATCTAAAATTCTTTTCTTTGGATTCTCTTTATCGCGAGTGCCATGAATATAGCTATTCCATTTATTATCCATGATTTGAACTTCCATACGTGTAGCCCAAATCATAGCATGCAAATAAGGCTGATCGGCTGTATAAAATGAATCAAGTCCGGACTTACGAATTAACTCTACGTACTTCTTAAATGGTACCCACTTATCACGAGCCCATTGCATTCCATCTCTGCTATAGAGGACTACACCGGAATTAAATACCTTGACTAAGCCTTCATCTGTGCGTGGTACTTTAAATCCATAAGCATTTTCTACAACTCGTGCCCACTTCTCGTCCTGTTCACTTGTGATTCGGCCAAGAGTAATCTTCCTTTGCTTTGGCTGAAATGGTTCTTCACAGATTCCAATGTGATGATCAAATCCTTCGAAGATATCTTCTTCAATATGTTCAACCGTAAAGACATCAGTGTCACAGAACAGATAGTAATCATAGTCACGATATCTCTTATTGAAGACCGGTTTGAATGCTCCATAGTGTGCAGAATAGTTTCCAAAGTCCATACCGGATTTTTTAATCCATTGTGGGTTTTCTTCAAACACATAATCAGCACCGACTTTATCTGCATAGACTTTCATATTCTCTACACCAGCTCGGCATGATTCCTTTATGTTTCCATCCCAATATTGATAAATTAATTTTTTCATTTTTGTGCCACCAAGAAATGTCCATTGTTTTTTACAGGACAGTGAAAGGATTCTACATCGAATGTTTCACTTAAAGTTTCTTTTAGATTTCCAAAGTACTTAATATTATCTATTCCATCAAATTTGTCATTGTGTGCAATAACAATATAGTCATATAAATTGTATTTTTTCTCAAGCTTTTGTCTATCACTCATCGGCATTTCATTAATGCTATGAATTCCAATTAAAAGACTTTTATTAGTTGGAGATAGCTGATCTAAATTAACAAAGTCTGCGCTATTATATTCCTTTACTGTATTTTCTAGATAATGTTTTTGAATCTTATGCATGAGAGGAAAGTCTGCGATTTCAAAAGATCCTTTGAATCCTAGAATTTTCGCCATACGATAGAAATTGCCATAGCCTCCACCAATTTCTGAAATATGATCTAGATCAGTAAGTTCAATAGAAAATTTCTTTTTAATGATATTTAGATAGTGACAGTGCTGAATAGTTGTTAAGCTGTACTCTTCACTCGTAAACGGTGCACCAAATTGTGGATCCTTTACAAATGGAAGAAGATTAACGACACAGTGCATGTCTTTCTTTAGATGATTATGATACTTATCAATCACACCTCTTTGATGAGGATGAATAGTTCGAGCAATAGTAGGCTGGCGAAGAAAAGAATCTTTTCGGCTTGAAAATTCTGCATCAATTTTCTTTAGCATGTCATCCCATTGTGTCATAGTATTCCTCTCTTCGTAAGATCTTTATAATTCTCAATCTTCGGTCTCTTTGGTCCACCCTGCTTTACCTTTGGTCGAATATGTACGATATATGCTTCTTCAACTGTTTCTTCGAATGAACTATAATTCCACTGTTGGCGATCAAAATATATTCCCGGTTTCGGCTTAAAATCTGCTAGCACTGCACATCTATGCATGATTCCTTCATCATTATAGTTGCCGTTAAATTGTATCATTTCATTCATATGTAAATGTTTACGAAATTCTTTTCTGATATCTCGTTCAAGGCGATAGCACGATCCACCCCAATAGGGATAGCTTGCATTGGCCAGAAATGGAAACTGATGTGCTAGTTTCTGTACAAGTGTTTCTTGGATATTATAATGTCTACCCATACCTGTTTCATCTGTAAAGATATTTTTGTCCATTCCTCGACGAGTAAACATATCCGTGTCCATCATCACAACAACGTCATACTCATCATACTTTTCATCTAACATACAAAGCTTTTGACTTTGACTACTGAGTCCTATTCTAAATGGCACTCCTGTTACAAGTTCATAATCTGCTTTGCATTTTTCTGCGTACGCTTTAATATTTTCAGAAGAAAGTTTTTCGAGTTCTCCGAGTGGACCATTCCAATGTTGCAAAATAATATTTTTCATTTTACATTTTCTTTCATAAAAAAACAATCATGCTGGACTAAGATCTTTCCATCTTTCTTATGATCTTTAATCTTAGTACTATATATGAATCCATTATCTGCAAAAAACTTCATATACTCTTCATAACTCGGTGTACCGACATATGGCTCTACACCTTGTGCTGGAATCTCACAATGCACAAGTTTGCAATAATTTAGAATATTTTGGCAGTCTTCTAAAATATCAAGTTCAGATCCTTGAGTATCAATCTTAATGAGATCTGGCAAAGGGATATTGTTTTCACGAACAAGAGTTGTTAATCTTTTTGTTTTTAATTTTATTTGATGATATTTGACTCGAGCATACTCTGGATTTTCAACATAATAACTGCTACCCGTTGCATTATCATACCATGTAATTTCTTCATCATCTGAATTAGATAAGACAGCACTATGCCAATGGCAATTCTTTCCTAAACTACGAGGCTTACCTTTCTTAGGACTTGCTTCAAACATGTAGAATTGTGAGTTAAGTTGGCTATTAAGCTTCTTTGTAAAGTCTCCGTTATATGCACCAATGTCATACACAACTTGAATACTATGTCGCTTTGAAAAGTCTTTTATGTATTTCCACTGATCCATTATACTTGTTTCATCAATTCTTCTACATTTTCGCCGCGCGCAGGAAGTTTATCTTTTAAGAAGAAATGAACAAAGTATGCTTCTTTAACTTTGTCATCTTTAATTCCTTTGAACAAACCATTCCATTTCCAGTCAAGATGTTTAACTTTCATATTTTCTTGTTTAATCCAAGTGTTAAGAAGAGTCTGATCAGTCGACCACTTCCACGGACCCATACCATCGACAAAACTTTTGAACTCAGCTCTTCTTATGAACTGATTCGGCGTTTCTCCATTCAAATATTTTGACATGCTTTTATTCATAAGCATCATACCCATATTGAAGAATTCACCACCCGTCTGCTTATCCCATTTCCAATCAAGGCGAATTGAAGTATATTGCATACGAGAATAGTTAAGAATTTTTTGACGATACTGTTCAGTGATTGGCATCTCACGCTCAACCACTCCACCAAAGTCATACTCCGGTGTTAGCTCATTAAAGATGTTTGGGGATCCTGGACGAATCCAGATGTCAGCATCTACAATAGCAATTTGATCATAGTTTGGCCAGTATGTAAATGCATTTTCTTTTTCAAAAATAGGAAGAAAGCCGCCGTGCTTCTCATACGACTCTTTACTGCGATTCGTAGAGAAAACATCGGGCTTAATCCGTAGGATAGGAGTTCGCTGGACGACGTGATCGATATTGTGTTCTTTACAATATTGAGCTACTGACTCAACACAATGATCATATAACTTAGATCGTCGTCCAACGTAAACTTGATAAATCAATCTTTTCATAACAATCTCACTTTAGATTATATATTACTTCTTTTTCAGTGCATCTGCTCCAAAGAAAGCTGAAACTAATACTGCAATAGAAGCAAAGTATGTAGGTGCAATATCAGCGATAAGTTCTGCAGCAGTGTCTAATCCTAAGATTGAAGTTACTGCGATCCCGATTGGATATACCAATAAGCCAATAAGAGAGAACCATGCCATCTTGCGAATAGCATCTCTCTGAGCATCCTGATCTTCTAATGCCTTCCGTTTAAATTCAAGGTGCATCTCCATCTCTTCTTTAGAGATGTGTCCATCACCGTTTGTGTCTGCACCTTCGATTGCATCTGCATCGATGGTTACCGATTTCTTTTCGTCTTCAGCCATTCCTTATGCTCCGTAACGATTGTGATTGCTAATTCCTTTGCATCATCAAATCCATTACGAAGTGAATTGGAACGGTGTCCGTTTTCAATAAACCACTCTAGTGTATTTATATCACTTCCGTCAGGCATACTATAACCTGCGGTGAGCTCTTCAAACTCATTACGAAGTGTGAGTAATTCAGTAAGTGATTTCAAATTCTTTCTCCAGTTCTACAAACAGGTATTCGTTAATGTCATCTTTATCACACTGGAAGCGAATACCGATACCTCCAGCCTGTTCCCAACGTTTGATATTATCAATTTTGTCATCGATAAGAATGTTAGGTTTTCCAGTCAAACGATTGACTGCATACTTATGTTTGTTTGAAGTGAAGATACAATTTTCAACTTCAGGCATGAAACCTTTATCTTCAAGCCAACGACGTTTCCAGTAGGCTGAATTGTTATGATCTCCACGAAGAGGAGAGGAGCAAATACCCCAATCACCATCACTAATTACTTTTACAAAATCAACAATTCTTGTCGACTCAAATCCGAAGGTAGGAAGTCGATAGAACCAATCGGTACCAACTAGATCAGCTAATGCTTTCTCTTTTTGTTTGATTGATTTCCAATGTGTGACATTGTTTGCTTTAGCGAATGCACCGAAGAAATCGGCGATTACACCATCCATGTCTAGATATACAGTCATATTAAAGCTCCTCAAATCCAAATGGTTTTACTACATACCGTTTACCGGTAAACACGTTGCTGATAACATCACCTACTGAGATCGAATGCATCCTGCTATCGTTGTAGCGACTGATGCGATCTTCAGGACCGATATTACCAATCTCAAAAACTTCGTCAAGATCTTTAGCTTCAATTGTGCAAACTGGTTGATAATGACGAACGAAATCGTTGTTAGTTACTTTACCACGTGAAATGTCGAAGTGAAGCTTTGCTTTATCTTCGCTGATGAAGTTACCATCTTTGATAAAGCGATCCAGCTTGACTTGATAGACTGCGAATGTATTCATAATTTAGCTCCTCTTTCATTGTATAGATATATTATACACTATTCTGGAGCAAATGTACACTAAAAAATGCACTTAATTGAAAAAAAGTTTACGTCTGTCGTATTCTTTTTTCGTGTCGATAAGAAGTTGAATGTAGTTGTCTCTATGTTCTTTAAAGACTAGAGGTTCATGATCATCTACATCCATAATAATGACAGTATTAGTAATGGGCATGCCGGTACGTTCTTCCCACATAACGGCATACCCTGACATTTGAGCAAAATAATTTGGAATCTTATCGTGTGTCTTAGGTCGTCTAGATGTCTTAAAATCTACAATAGACGGTACACCATCAAACTCAGCAACGCAATCGCATCGACCAGCAACACCAAGGTGATGACTGTAAAGAGGAGTCTCAAGACCAAAGATTTTTCCAATCCGCTCGTCCAGAATAGGACGTAGGTTTTCAAGGCTTTGTCGAATGTGTGGGAGATATTCTGTAGTGTCTTCATTTTTTAGATACCTTTCAATGATAGAGTGGACCTGCGTTCCACGGTTAGCGGCTCTAGAGCCAACACGGTTTGCTTCTTCCTCCCCTACTCGCTTCCTCCATGCAGCGATCGCATCTTCATTAATAATGCTTAATACTGTTGTAATGCTAGGAAACCGACTACCATCAGGAGCAACGTAAGTCCTACCTGTTGGCCGTGTGTCAGCAACCAAATCATCATATCCGAGATCAATTGTTTCATGAATAAACTCCATTACCTAATACCTAACATTTCTTTTGTCATAATGTAATCTCTTAAGAAGTCTGATCTAACGATATCATCCCATCCAAATTGAATTACATTAAAATTTTTGAGTTGCTCAACAACTCTCATAAACTTCATTACACCATCTCTTTCAGATCCTTCCCTAAAATCTGATTGATGATAGTCTCCGCAAAAAATTACTCTACAATTATTACCTATACGAGTCATTACAGAATCAAGTTCATGGAAGTTTAGATTCTGCATTTCATCTACAATCACGACAGCATTATCGATAGTCAGACCACGAATAAAAGATGTAGTCATAAATTCAAATTGATGAGTATGCAGTAACCTCTTATAGGGCTGATCGCCACCGATAATTTCTGCAATAATATTCTTGTACGGTGTTTCGAATACTTCTTTCTTTTCTTCTACGGTGCCCGGTAAGTATCCCATATCTCTTGTTGGCACTACTGATCGAAAGAGTACAATTTTTTCTTCTGGCATTTGCTTATCAGAAATAGTTTCAAGCGCAAGATACATAGCAAGGAAAGTCTTACCGGTGCCGGCAGATCCAACCAATGCTAGATTATCACCATCATCCCAAGCGTCAAAAGCTTTCTTTTGATTTTCTGTTAATGGCTCGTACTCGTATAGTTCATCTTGTCTAACTGCAGCAGTTTTCATTCAGTATACCATTTAGTAATTTCATTCAATGCTTTTTGATATGGCGAGTTATTTTTTTTGACTAGCCTAGATGTATGCCATCCTAAGCCGAGATAAAATTTAAATCTATAAAGGATCCATGTGTCTCTTAATATCCAAGACACAGAAAACATATATCTAATTCTCCACCAAAGTGCACTCATGTTTTAATCGTATTATTTTTACCAGATCCCTTTTTAATCTGGTTAAGTTTGTCTTTGAATCCGTCTGGAACTTTACTCTGTAAGCTACCGACACCAGTTACAATCTTCGGTGTTGATAGAACTTTAATTACATCATCATCTTCTAAGATAGGAGCTAGATCATGAAAGGAACAATTGATGTCCCATTCTTCTCCAGTTGAAACTCTACGCAGCGTGTAAGTCGGCATGCTGAAACCACTCCGGTTTTTCTCGCTTTGTCCATATCATAGGAAAGCGATGTTGCTTTGTTTGGTAAAATGCTTGATAAGCTTTGACTGGATCGCCGAGAGCAATGCATTCCGGATTAGATTTCATAGCCAGTTTAAAATCTGTCTGTGGAATATCCGGAATATTGTATGGAGCTTTCTTCAATGCTTCTTTCAACTCACGATCTGTCTTATGAATTTTACCATAACGATATGTATATTCTTCACAAAGAGCCCAGAAGTGTAGCCAATGCCATTCATAGTTTTCTGCAGACTCCATAGTCCATACTGTACATGGATGACCGTGATGTACTGCTTTGTAGAATAGATCTTCACGCTTATCATTAAGCTTGTAATACTTAACCATGCGCTTACCAGATTTAGACGGACGCATTTCCATAGCGCCATCAAGCATGCGATGCGCAGTTGATAGCATTTGCGCAGATTCCACAATCATTTTTGGAACGTGTTTGTCGCACTGCCACATAGCAGAAACGATTGGACAATTATCTAATACAAATATATTCATAATATAATATACCCCTGCCGAATAATCATAATATTATTATACCAAATCGGCAGGGGCATGTACACTCCTAAATTTTCGTTTAAGTTGAATATTGAACCTCAGCAATTCGACGTTTTAAGAAATCATGCTTTTTGAGAATTTTTTGCATTCGATCTACCTTTCCTTTTTTCTCTAATTTCTTAGCGTAGATTTCCAATTCGGTTGCGTCTTTCTTAAGTCTTTCGAGCTGAGCTAAAACCATGTGTACTTTTCTCCAAGGGTTGATGTTTACCCTCAGTCGATTAAGCCGGGAAAAGCCTCCTTTACCAACGGCCTAGTCAGACCTTTGGGCGTTTCTTTGTTAATCATAGCAATAACGAGCTCTGCGTCTTTTGGATGCACAGCTTCTATCAAACCGATAAAAATATTTTCGCGCTTAAAGGCCGGCAGTTGTTCGCCGGGTCCACCTTTCGCGAAATACTTAAACTTTGTGTTTTCTCGCATGAGATTTGCTGGATGATTATGAGCTTCTGACGCCGTGTATGGCGGAGCTCCGGGCGGGAGAATCCATTGAATTCGTGTATCCATTGAACCCTTAATAATATCTTTCAAAGCCCATGATTCATTTTCTTTAAGGACTTTAATCTTATCTACTTTACTTCGCTTCTTGGCAACTTCTTCCAAGACTTCATGTACATATTGTTTCATTAAACAAACTCCTGAACACTTTCAATCAACTGCTTCATTCTGTTAGCAACAAGGTATGGAAACACCTTTGTCTTATCACCAATAGGATCATCATTATAACTATTTATAATTTTCTGTTTGAGATCGTTTGGTGTTTTTGTGAGATCAATGAGAGTTTCATTGCGCTGATAGTTACGATACCACGATGCAGCATATAGCAATTCACCTTCAGCTAGATCTTCGATAATTGCTTCTTTCTTTTTCTTTGACAGTGGTGTTTGACGACGACCATCGACCAGAGTATCATCATCTGATAGAACATTTGGTACACCATCACCGGTATCACCCTTTAGAATTTTTTCTTGTAGGTTAAGACGTGGATTGTCATCGACCACAAACTTCTTGAGCATAGGAGAAAATTGCTTGACATTGTCATACCGCTGCAGCTGTTTGAAGTCACCGTCGGAAGATACAATCATAACATCTTCATAGTTACCGAATTCTTGAGTCTGCTCGACCAGAGTACCAATAACATCGTCAGCCTCACAGCCTTCAAGGTGAATTACTTTGTAAGGAAAGTTTTCACGGATCTCATCTTTGATTTTATGCATAATACGAAATGCTTCGTTCCAATCAAAGGTAGACTCATCACGGCCTTTACGACGATTTGCTTTGTATTGAGGGAAGTAACTACGACGCCAGTTGTTAGCACCATCACAAGCAAGAATCATTTGACCATAGTCATCACGAAACTTTTTATTGTACATTCGCAATGAATTAAGAGTCATATGACGAATCATACCTTCGTCAAGGTTTTTAGTAATAAGAATAGTGGCAAGGCAAATGCCAGAGTAATCAACGATAATCATTATCTAACCTCTGTGTCAAGCTCAATAGAAAACATAGTGTATACTCCTCAATTGTTGGATCTATTATACACTATTTTCTTATAAAAGTAAACTACTTTTTTACATGTTTTGCGTGAATTTTGCAACCAATAAACTCATTGTAATACTCGTCAGAAAGCAAGACGTCATACTGAAACTGCAACTTAGCTTCATAGTATGACATCTCTCCTTTTGTCTTGCAAAGTCGGAGGATTTCTCTATGATAATTATCCCGGCCCTTTTCCTCTACGAGGAGCTGGACTTCTTTGCTGCTGCCAAAATAAGTTTTCCAATCGGACTCAACACGAGTTCTGGATCTACGCTTTCGTGTTTTTGTGATTGGGAGAGTCTTTGGCTTCCAGAAGTTTTTCTTTCCGATGTATTTTTTACCAGTGTCTTGCTCTGTAATCTGGTAGACGAATCCTTGATATTCTTCTGGCGTCTCATCATATTGTTTGTTTTCATAGTACCACATGAAGATATTTATTCATCTTCAAGTAATAACTCCTGATCGTCAAAATCAAGTCTGCGCGATTCGACTTCTGCTCTTCTCCCACAGCATGGACAGAATTCGGGTTTGCTATATGCAAAAACGTCTGTAGTAGTTTCGCACTCTTCGCATTCAATTCTATATTCTTTCATTTTTGATCCTTTTGAGGATTTCTCTCTTGCGATCATCGGTTGCATAGAACCATTCACGAATTTCGTCTTGAGTCCTATTGCAACCGATGCATATACCGTTATCTATCATGCAAATTTTGAGACACGGTGAAGGCACATTAGAAGTCGATTTCACAAGCACCACCAGCACATGCTGCAGCACCAAGTGTATCTACATCTGTATACTTCTTCTCTGTCAGATCTTCGATCCAATGCATAGGCTTTAAGTTTGCTTGGATTTTATTCCACTTGTGTAACAGATAAGAATCTTTTAAGCAATGTTCTGCTTTGATCTCATTTGATCCACAATAGTTTTCTGCAAAGTTCTTGAAACGACGAACCCAATCTTGTCTTGCTGCGTTCTCTGCCGATTCAAGAGAAATATCCATGCCCCAACCCTGTGCAGTCGAACATGCATCCCAAAGATTAGGGAAGACTTTCAATGCATCCACCACCATACCAGATGCAAAGATAGCTGCAGTGTCATATTTCTTTACCATTTGTTTTGCGGTAATCACTGCTGTGTTTGGTGCTTGGTTATAGTCTTTATCACCAGACATTGGAAGGAATGAAATACCAGCAAATGAATGACGATTTTCAAACACATACTTTTCTACTTCATCCCAATCATCAACGATAATAGTGTTAGATACGTTATGACGAATACCTTTGTCAGCACAAAGTTCTTCATTTGTACCAGCATTCACCCAATGTTTTTGAGCTTTCTTAACGAGTTCAAGGTGCTTGACACCAAGGAGCTCATCCTTGTAAATTGATCCTTCTTTTGGAAGAATTGGAAACGACACTACGACATCAGTTCCGCCAGCAGACCATACGGATTCTTCAACCATATATGGATTAGCCTTAATAATGGCTTGAGTAATTTCAGACTCTTTATTCATCTGCACATTTCTGATATACATGTCTGAGTGCTCAGCATGGATTCCAGAAGCGGTTTGTAAAAGAACCGATGCATTACCACTTGGCTTAACGCAAGTAGTACGAGCAGCAGGATTAATACCAATAATGGCGGATACTTTTTTATTAATATCTCTAACAATCTTTGCTCCTTTTTCAAGAATTTTATCATTGAAAAGAATATCCGGATTGTTCATCCAACCTGTAATCGAGACTCCGAGCAATGCCTCACGATCAAAGATTTTCTTTGATGTGTCAGACAAGAACTTAAAGTCTGTGTACCCAGCTTGTAGGGTACCGAGGATAGACGCTGCGCGGCATGCCTTATAAAAGTCTTCCTCGGTATTGCAACTTCCTCCGTTAATCTCTGTTAGGTTACAACCCTGCCAACCAGACTTGTTTCCTAACTTAGGGAACATACCAATCTCAACACATGGATTAGTTGTATGCTCTGTAGATTCAACGAAGACGAATCCTGGTTCACCAAACTGCTTGACAGATTCCATAATCTTACCAAACTGTTCTGGTGTTGTCTTATCACGAACAATAACTGCTGAGTTATTTGAACGTGCTCTTTGTGGATTTTCCATAAACCAATTGCCAGTTTTAGCATTCATCATCTCTTCATCGTCTGGCGAGAAAAGACAAATCGTAGCCGAACGACGAACACCACCAGACAAGACAGCGTCTGCTGCATGCATAGCAATATCATATACATTAATCGGCTTGATTGCTACTGGTTCTTTTTGGTCTAATACAATACCTTGGAGTAAATGTTCGATTTTATCGAGTGAACGACGCAATCCTTCTGGTCCTGGTGCTTTAAATCCTCCAGAAATTTTAGCACCCTTTGGACGAATTTGTGATAAGTCAAAGAAAACTCTACGTCCTTCATAGTCGGGATGTTTACCACCACCAACAAAATAAGAAGACATCAACACGTCGAGTGCAGATGCCCATCCTTCAATAGAGTCTTCTACGATATAACCTTTAGCTTGTTTAGTACGAGCTTGAAGCTTTGGTAATTTTTTAACATGATGCTTTTGCACAGAGAAACCTGCACCAGCACCACAGAGGAGAATATAAAAAACTTCCCCAAAAAATTCGGGGCGATCAGCATAAGAAGACGTACAGTTATACATACGCATCTGATGCTTCATCAATTGTTCACCGCCGAATTGCAAAGCACGTTGAGCACCAAGGACTCTTTGTTCTTTATAGGCTTGTCTCGCTTCTTCGAAATATTCTTTTAGTTCATTATTTTTTTCTTTGTAATTTTCTTCGTGCATTTCTAATACACGATCGACAGCCTCGTCCCAAGTTTCATATCTACCTTCATTTTCAACATATCGTGAATAACCTTCGTAGAACTTGGTTTCCGACAAAAACTTCCTTGTGTCAACAGCTGCTGTTGCCATCCTACTACCTCTTATAACTGAATAATTTTTAACTGATTGTAGTATTATATATCAAAACGCGAGTTTTGTAAACTGTTAATTTGCGTATTATTCTACAACCGGAGGAAAATATTTTTTTACCATTTCCAGCATATCATCATATTCAGAAATTTGTTTCATCTCGATCTCAATAGCCTCAATAATATCTGAGTGCTCACCGATGCCAGCTGGATTATCGAGATAGACCTCGATGTTGGCTACATGCTTATCAACATGACCTTGTGCATGACTAATAAATGCTCTAATCAGTTTTTCTCTCATTTTCTAATTCCTCAATTCGTTTTTCAAGTTCATCAATTTTCTTTGTGACATATGGATACTTTTTTCTCCATGCGTCTGTGGGTTGCTCAAACCAAGTCCAACCCCATCTCTCAACTAGATAATCAAGAGTCTGATCTAACTTGGCATAACACCACAGACCAGCTCTCGTATCTTTAAAATAAGCCAGAAAGGCTGCACCAAGAAGTGAGCCTCCTATAGCTGTATATATCCACAGCGTATCTTCAAACATACGCTCTATCATTATTCTGACTTCCAGATTGTCCAAGCACCATATGCAATTGCACCATATGCTGCAAGTTTAGCAAACGGGCCGGCAATCAAAATGACTAGGCCAACACCAATTAATACAGCGCCATCCCAGCTAGTTCTTTCTTCTATTCTATTTGTAATCCATCTTTTAATCATTTATTTCTCCATTAATTTGACTGCAGCGTCGTAATCTTCTTTTGATACAACACCTTCAGCTAATAATCTTTCTCTGTTGGCCATATGCTGTGCTTGAATATCATCTTTACTTTCTCCGTGATAAGGAACGCAGTGTCCTTCACTAATCATAATATCGGTTACAAGACGACCATCATCTGCTCTAAAGTCTCCAAGGATACGACCAAATTTACCTTTCATATCTTCACCAGACTTATCTTCTGTTGTAATAAGTTTAGCGTCCTTTTCAAGTAAAGAATAAAGTCTATTCTTTGCAGCAAGTCCAAAAACTTTTTCTACCTTATCAGATGTCCTCGATTCAGGTGTATCTATACCCATAATTCTCACACGCTCATCTTTTAAGCATACACCAAAACCGAGGTCAATGTCAACATCTACTGTGTCTCCATCAACAACTTTTACAACTTGAACGTCGTATTCGTTCTTTTGCATTTAGTCCTCCTTGATAGTATAATTAACATAGTTAGGCATGCCATGATCTTGTACACCATCAAGAAGTCCGGATCTCCATCCTCTCCACTTATCTTTCACTCTCTGCCACGGTGTCATTTTACGAATCTTACCATAGTGGTTGATATAAACCATTTGACCGTGGTGTTTATATCCCATTAGAGCAAGAGGTACTCGAGTTACAACATCGTTATTATTTACGAATCTCCAATGTGGAGTTTTAATTCCTTTGACAAAAGATCTTGTACCAGCCCGTGGCGATCCATACGTGTACAATCCATCAACCGTTCTAAACTCTTCAACACGAGAAGTACAAAGAGTTGCCATTGCAGCCCCAAGTGAGTGGCCACAGATATAAAGTTTTCTGTCAGTGTGTTCTTCGGCAAGAAGCTTTACATCATCCCAGAGTTTATCTAGTTCTGTGCGGAATCCAGCATGTACCCAACCATCAGTCATTGACTTTCTGGGCCACGCTTTTAGATCTGCCATAATATCTGAAAGTTGGTCTGGTTCAGTACCACGGAACGCAATTACTTTTTCTTCATCATTCCACACAATATGACATTGCGCTTCTTCATGATCAAAGAAAAGATGATGATGATATCCGAGTTCTTTGAACCCTTTTTGAGCTTCTTGATCTTGATATGCTAGATTAGCACATATCGCTAGTTTATTGGCTTTCTCCAGATTCAGTTCCATTCTGAGCATTCTCCTCTTTTGGCTCGTCAGTCACTGCATCTTCATAGTAAACTATAATCTCGGTTTGTTGGTTGATATATCGACGAAGTTCTGCAATATTTAAAGCAAGATTTTCATAGTCTTTCATACTCAAAACCGTAAAGGCAATCTCACCATATTGCTCTTCGTACTGTTTTAAAAATTCTTCTAG